TGGCTTTCCGAAGGCAACACTCCGCTTCCTGCTGATGAGCCTAATATCTAAATGACCCTAACTGAAATCGCCCAATATGCAGGCGAGAAGGTTGGCAAGACCGACTCGGATACGCTTACCTTCTTGCAGAAGGCTGCAAGCTTGGCCTATCGGCGCGTATGGGACTTTGCGCCTTGGCGTGAGACTGTAACAAACTCCACCTATTCCGTTGGAACAGCTCGCCTTATTACTTTAGGTACAAATGTTGAAACACCTCTTTCTGTTGCATACAATGATGCGGAAGTTGATCCAATTGATCTAGCAACAATCATCAGTCAAGACCCAGGATTGCTTTCAGATGATCGTACTGGAGATCCAGATACATACCATTTTACAGGACGTAATAGCAACGGAGTTGCAGAACTAAACCTTTATCCAAGGTTAAAAACCGCCGGAACAACTCCATTGCGAGTGGTAGAGAAACTCAAATGCCTTACTCGCACAAATATTATTGTTGACTTTCCTCCATCCCAAGCCGCACTTGATGACGAGCTTCGACTTCCTCATGTGCATCACCTCGTTCTTGCCTTGACGCATTCTGATGCCCTAGAACGTGAGCGTCAATATGCCAAGGCACAGGCCATCACACAGACTGCTAATGCTGATCTTGCTTTAATGGCTAATTACGAATTGAGCCAGGTTGGTGGCGTTAAGCAGATTACACCTCAAAGCCTTGGTGAGTTAACAATCGAAGAAATGTTCTCAGCGTAAAGGAGGCTTATGCCTTATTACAGCGACAATTTGGACGATGTTCTGTCCTTTGACGGAATACGCAATTTTACTGGTGGTCAAGCCAGCGGTCTTCAGTCTGACCTACTAGCCGAGAACCAAGTACAAGAGTTGTACAATATGACCCTTTCTCCAAAGGGTAATCTTGAGACTCGCGTAGGCGCAACAAGTTTTGCAACTGGAGCGACTAGCGCAGTAACATCAGTCGGAGGAATGCGGTATTACGAAACATCTGCATACCAGCAATTGCTTACTGTTACTGGTGGCAGATTTTACAGCATTGAGTCAAATGGTAGTGCAACAATTCACCCGCCTGACTTGCAATGGAATACGACAGGAACGACATGGAATTCATTATCCTATCAATGGAGAGATGGGTATAGTGTTGCTGAAGATGTTGAAACATCTTTTGCTCAATTTGTTGATAAAATGTACATATCCGATTCAGACAGCGATTTGCATTATTGGGATGGAACTGCTGTAACAAGGCAGGGTGGAAAGGTAAGGGCTATTACAGTAACAACAGCAGGTAGCAATTACACTAGCGCAACCGCAATTATTGCTGGCCCATCTCTTGGCGGGACGATGCCAGAGTTAATTACAACTGTTGCAGGAGGCGCTGTTACTGGAGTTACTGTTGTTAATGGTGGATCTGGATATCTTGGATCGCCAACAGTTACAATTATTGGGAATGGATCTGGTGCTACGGCCACTGCCACAGTCAGTCCGCCTCCGTCAAATTTGAGGATTCTTGTAAATGCTGAAAATAGGTTGTTTGGTGTTGGGTCTGGAGCCAACCGAAACACACTTTATGCTTCTGATCTTCTTGATCCATCCATATGGGACCTGACAAACAGCATTGTTGTAAACGGAGACGATGGCGATGCGATTACGGCAGTTGTACCATACTACAAGAATAGGCTGATTGTATTCAAGAAACGTAGGGTATTCCAAGTTGACATTCCAAATGATGCTGCTTCTGGAGCAGATTGGATAGTTTCAATCATTTCCAACAATACTGGATGCGTTGCAACCGGAACAGCAGTCCAGGTAAGCAGCGATATTCTGTTCCTATCCGATAACGGAATTAGGTCGCTTGTCAGGTCTGTTGCGGACGATTTTAGCTCTGTTGGCATACCAATTTCAGAGGTTGTTAAGAATGTAATTCAGAGTATCAATACGGACTCTATTCGCGTAGCTACTGCAATTTATTATGACAACCGCTATTTCCTTGCCATACCTACCGGCTCAAACGATTACAACGACACGCTTTTGGTTTACAACACAGCCCTTGGCGCATTTGAAGGAACTTGGAGTCCACAGGTAATGCAGTTTACGCTTACTAACTTTAATCAAGAAGGTTCCAGGGCAATGTTCAAGAAGACAAATGGAATTATTGAGAAGTATGCTGGCTACAAGTCTCCAGCTGGAACTACAAGTGATGACTATAAAGATGCTGGAACTACATACGAATCATATGTTCGCACTAAAGACTTTAATTTTGGTGACCCTTTTTCGTTGAAATACGGAAGTCATTTTGAAGTTATCTTTGACAACTCATTTTCAAATGATGCAACTATTTCAATTCAGCGAGATACAGACGTTGGGGATATTGATGTTCAGTCAAATATTGACATTTCAAGTTCAGTATTAACACTTCCATTTGTGTTGCCAGCAATACTTCCAACATCAGTCAAAAAGAAGTTGGCGGCAGATTTGAGAAAGTACGAGAAGTGGCGGTTGCTTAATATCAAGATTTCTACTCCAGCCAACAAGATGGCAATTCGCCAAATCACGGCTGCGGCAAATCCGGATACAATCCAAATTCAAGAGACAATATGAGTGACTTGCCTTGCAATAGTCCCAGAAGGACACCAGGCGAGCGGAAGAAGTTTGTTGTACGCGCCTGCCAGAATGGTCAGTCCAAGACCATTCGATATGGCGATCCTGACATGAAGATCAAGAAGAGTAATCCTGATCGTAGGCGTAGCTTTAGAGCTAGGCATGGTTGCGATTCAAATCCTCCGAGCAAAATGACTGCTAGGTACTGGTCTTGCAAGAACTGGTAACATGACAGCGATTGAATACATTGAGAAAAGCGGTGTTCCGGAAGGCATGTGGCATAATCTGCCCGAATGGTTTGGATGGTTTGAGAAGCAGGATATGGTTGGGATTGTAAGGGATGGAGATGAGATAGCTGGAGTAGCATTGGCTAGGTGCGTAAAAGATGGGCAAAAGCCTGATCATTATGTGCATAGCGAGGATGGAGAGAATGTCTTTGTAGACTTGACGATCTCATCAAAAGGTGCTAAATCCTTGAGATGCTTGCTGTTGCTCCTATTGGAGCGTTTCGGTCCTCGCAAGCGGATCACTTTCAATCGTTCCGGTAAACCAAAGGAGTATGATTACATGAAGTTTATGAGAAAGGCATTGCGCTAATATGGGTGGAAGTCCTAAAATTCCAGCCCCTCCTCCGCCGCCCGATCCTAGTGCGGTAGCGCAGGCCAATGCAGATGCATATAAGAAGAATGTAGAAACTTACATTGAAAAGGCTCCGGAGATGGCAGCCCTTGAAAACAAGCTTCGTATCCAATATATGCCCCAACAGCGCGCCTTGGAGGGACAGCTTTCGGCACTTGACCAGAGAAATGCTACCCTAGCAGCACTCCAATTAGAACGTCAATATGGCGGTCAGAGAACGCTTGAAGGATTGCGCAGGAACTACGAAATGAGTCCGCAGGCGTATGCCCTAAATAGAGGTCTTGGCAATCAGATGACTCGCCAGTTTGAGCGTCTTTATGGAACGTCACCATTCCAATCCGTAGAACAGAATGTAGCAATGAATCCAAGGTCGATGCCTCCAGTTGATTTTTACGGCACGATTGGAACGAATGTTTCAAATCCTACTTTCAGCACGGGGACTAAATAATCATGGCTATTCTTGATAGGAATGCAGGTTTGTATTACGGATATTCAGTAGATGCTGATGGGAACATAAGTCAAGCATCTTGGAACGGACAAAAATATACTGGATATGACAATCAGGTAAGCAAATATAATAAGGAAAAGGATAGTTATCCATACAATTCAATTGCTGAAGCAACCAATGCGTCAAATGCAATAATTAAAAAGAAGCAAGACGAATCTATAGCAAACCTTCAAAAGACATACGAGCAAAGGCTTGCTGATGTTACTAGCCAGGAAAATACCAGAAATTCACTTGCTGAACAGATTGCTGGTCTTACTGGTAGGGGTAACTATGTGAATCAGCCCCCTGGTGCAGATATGATGCCTCAAGGCGCGCCTGTTGGCTTGTCTGCTGATAGAAACTATGGTGCTTCTGATTTATCCACAAAATTAAACTTCCAGGTATCCGATCAGCAGATATTGGACGATTATAATAACAGCAAGATTGGAAGACTTAATTCAGTTGTTGATCGTGGCAACACGCAGATTGCTGGAATCCAAGAACGTCTTAATGCTGCGCAGACCTTACTAGACCAACTTCCTTCCGGTGATGCTCGGCGTGAGTCAAGCCAAGTTTACGTCAACCAATTGAAGTCAGACCTTACGAGCGTGCAGGGAGCTGTTACGGATGCAACAAATCAAATTAAGGATTTCAAGCCTATTGCCTACGGATCTCCAGAGGCATCGAGCCAGATCACTTCTTTCCGTGAATACTTGCAGTTGCCAGAGGAGAAGGCCACGCAACAACTCCGCCAGATTGATCCAGAGTCCTACAAGACTGCGGTTGGACTTGGCCGTCAATATCGCCAGATGGCAACCCAGCCTCTTGGCGCAACCACCACACAACAGACAGAGGATCTTCGCAATACAATTGAACAGGAGGCGATGAATCAGCTTCGTCTTGGTTCAACTCTTGGTGCAGAGGAACGGCGTGGATACGAGCAGGCTGCAAGGGCAGCACAGACAGCCCGCGGTAACGTGTTTGGTCTTGGACCGGCAGTACAAGAAGCAGCGCAGATCGGCGCAGCTGGTGAGGCAAGGAAGCTTGCGCGATATGGTGCAGCACAGCAGTTCCTTGGTTCCGGAGAGACAACCGGTGCAGCAGCGGCTAGGGATTTGGCTTTGCGTGAAGGCTTGCAACAGAATCGTCTTGGTGCAGCCGCCAACTTTATTAGTGGTGGTCCTTCGCTTTATAACTTGGGACAAGCCAGAACAGCAGCACAGCAGAGTCAGTTCCAGAACTACATCAATGCAAACCAAGCCAATCCTGGGCAGTTTGGACAGGCTCCTAGCACGGCTGCTAATTTCTATCAAGCCACTCAACCACAAACTGCAACTGATCTTTCAAATACATTCGCAAATCTTTATGGGTCTATTGCTGGATACCAAGCCAATACCTATGGAGCGTATACTGGCGCGATTTCAAGGCAACCTAGCGGTGCGCAGAACTTTGGTGCGATTGCATCTGGAATTGGATCGTTGATACCCAACATAAGCATTTAAGGAGATTTATGGGTAAAATTACTTTAGATTTGGCGCAGATGTATCCTCAAACTTTTGGGGATCAGGATGCATTGCGTAGGGCTTCATTGGGTGAACAGCTTCAACAGGCTCAATTAAAAAGATACGAAGAAGATGCAGCATTAAGGGAACAAACATCGCAACGCCAAGTTTTGCCTTTTGAGGATTTCAAGATTGATGTGAACGGAGAATCAATTCCATTTAAGGCACTTCCTCCAGAGCAAAAGGCTCAATGGGCAAAACAACGCCAAGTTGATTGGGAGTTGGAACAATCAAGAAAGTTTACAAAGCACCAGGCAGATATGGCGAAAGCCGAAGTTGAACTTGAAACAAACCTTCAAAAGAAGAGGGATATTCAAGCCTTTCAAGCTGGTGGTAATGTAAAGCCTGGTCCAGATTTCTTACCTGGTGCATTGTTTGGAAAGCCATATTCAGAGCAAGAAAAAGATATTGAAAAGAAGATAATGGAAACAGAACAAAGGCGCAATGTTGCTGGGATTCAAATGCAGGCATTAAAAGATAATCAAATGCCTCAAAGCTATGGAATGCCTTCTATAACAAAACCTACTCCTCAACAGCAAGCAACACAGCCACAAGCAACACAGCCACAAGCAACACAGCCACAAGCAGGACAAGGTAAAGTTCCTCAATTTAATACACTAGATGATGCATTGAAGGCTGGAGTAAAAGAGGGTGACCGAGTAATTATTGGTGGACGCGCAGGAACATTTAAGAGACCGAAATAATAAATATGGCTAGTAGCGTTGAGCAACCAGCCAGTAATTCCGCGCTTGAATTTGTTCCAGACGAACAAGCGATAGAGTTTGTACCAGACAACTCTCAAGAAGTTCAGTTTGTTCCAGACACACAACAGGCAGAACTTGGCTTAAAAATTTCTCCAGAGGAAAAGAATGATCTTTCCCAAATTAAGCGTGATTATGTTTCGCAGGGCGGTAACCCGCTTGATGTCTACGCCCCAGAGCGGGCTGATTTTCTTAATAATGAATTAAACAAAAATATTCAATTGGGTTTATCCCCTAAAGATGCATTGCTAAAAGCAACAGATGCTCTTGAGGCTTTACCTCCAGAGACAAGGCCAGATGGTTCTATATCAGCTGGATATGCTCCAACTGAGGATGCGATCAAGAAGGGATTGATTCAGCCGGAAGCATTGCCAGCGGTAAGGAAGGCGATGGATGAGGGCGTACTTACTGTTTCCTCTGGATTTGATAAAGAGAAGGGCGTTGGATTCGCAGTTGGGAGAACAAAAGATGGAAAGGTTGTTCGTATTGAAGAAAGACCTCCAACTCTTCTTGGTGCATCATTAAGGTCTGTAGGCGAACAAATCATTCCTAGTGCAGCCGCAGTTGGTGGAGCATTGGTTGGCGCGGCGGCTGGAACAGTTGGTGGTCCTGCTGGTGTTCTTGCTGGTGGCCTTGTTGGTGGAACTGCTGGATATGAAGCTGGCAAGATGGGGCAGGCTGGGCTTGCAAGGATACTTGCCGGAGAGAAGGGTTACGCAGACTATCAGAGATTGCGCGAGGCTGATATCGCAAGATTCCCGATAGCCACAAAATCTCTTGAGATTGCAACGCCTATGATTGTTGGTGGTGCATTGGCTGGTCCAACAAAAGCTATTGATAAAACACAACAATTATTCCAAGCAAGACAAGCTCCAGCAACTCAAATAAAACCACAGCCATCAGAAGTTATTGCATCAGTCGAAGGACAACAACCAATCCGACCTGGAGTTATTGGCGAGGCTGGCTTTGAGTCTGGCACAGTACGTCCAGAATTTAAGATGCCAGAAGTTCCAGAGGGATCTAAAATTGCAAGAACGGCTGAACGAGTGTTAAAGTCTGAAAAAGCACCAGAGCCATTCAAGGCAGAGGTTGCGCTTCAGCCAAGCACAGTAAGAGCGAATGTTCCTCTTGGTGCTATTAAAAGCAATCTTGAAGACCTTGCAGATGATGAACTAAATGCAATTGCAAGAAGAAGCATTACTTCATCTGCGTATGATGATGCCGAAAGAGCAGGAGCAAATGCAATACTCGCAGCAAGGCAGATTGATTCAGACCCAACATCTGCCGCAATAAATTGGGACGAATTTACAAATGCCGCATCGCTGGCTGGTGTTTCTTTGAGGAATGTGCGCGAGTATCTAAACACGCCTGCTGGGTATTTGGCAACCATATCAAAGGCAGCGGAGGCGGCTAATAGAAATATACCAAAAAGTGTGCAAGACACTGTTCTTCGATTATTCAATGCAAGTAAAAATGCAAAAGCCGAATTAGTTAAAGCTGAAGCAACATACAGATCAAAAGATACTGGATTGACAGAGGAAACCGCTGTTATTGCTGAAAACGCAAGAAGAGCTGCAGCAAGCGCGGCAACAAAACTTCAAAGATATTCAGACAGCATTTTCCCAAAGAAAATTCTTGGAGAAACACTTCCACAAGGAATACAGATTACGCTGTTGAGTCCATTGTCTCTTGTAAAAAATCCAGTATTCAACGTGGCCAGAGCAGTTGGACAACTTGGCGTGAGATCACTAGCAAACGCTGGAGATGCGGTATTGAGTTTTGTTGCAAAACAAAAGGCGGTCTTGGGTGGAAAAACACAAGAAGAAATAGCAAGGGCTGGTCAAAGGACGATGGCACAATCTTCGCTTACAACAAGAGGCGCAATGATTCGTGGAACTGAAAAAACCAAGGAAGCAATTAGGGCGTTCCTTGGTGAAGGCATTCCAGAGTCATCAGCATTGGCTGGCGAGGGGGTGAAGGGATTTACGGTATTCAAATCTTTAGCACAAGCATTTACTGGAAGGGACATGGTTACAAATGCAAAAGGAAACATCGCTCTTATTGATCGCGTGCGAAAGCTTACTGAGGGAATAATTGGATTATATACTGAGCCAGTAGGCAGGGCATTAACTCTTGGTGACGTTCCAGCCAGAGGGTTCGCAGAAGGCAGACTTCTGGCAGAGCAGGCTATTTTAGCTGGAAAATCGCCAGGGGAAGTTTTGGCAAGCGTGAGATTCCCCACGAAGACAGAGCTAAAAGGAATATCAAACAAGGCAGCAGAGGCAACATTTCAGCAGGACACAAAGCTTACGGCAGTAGTTGGCGTTGTTGCAAATGCGGTAAAAAGTATTCCAATTGTTGGTCCGCTGACAAAAGCAGTTATTGCCCCATACACAAAGACGCCTGTTAATGTTGTCACTGATGTTGTTGATGTTGCAGTGCCAGGATTAGCCTTTTCCAAAAGCGCGTATTATGCAGTTAAGGGAGACAGAAAGAAATCACTTGAAGCTGCGGCAAAAGGAATAGTTGGGACAGTAATTGGAGGTACAGCTGCCGCCCTGTATCGCGCTGGGGTTATTACTGGATCTGCTCCAAAGTCTGCAAAAGAGCGTGGAATTCAATACGAAACACAGCCTCCAAATACCATAAATATGTCTGGCTTGAATAGACTATTAAATGGAGAAGATCCTGCAATCCAAGTTGGAGATGAGATAAAGAGCTACGAGAATTTTGGTTATCTTGGAACAATCTTTAACGTATATGCAAATGTATTAAGCAAGAATGAAGGCTCTGGATTGCTGGAGGATGTTCTTGATGTAACCCTCAAGGGCTTGCCGTCAGTTGCAAGCTATACGCTCAATCAAACATTCTTAAAGAGTACAAACACTCTTCTTAATGCAATCTCAAAAGAAGATTATGACAGCTA